ATCCGAAAAGGTCGGGAGGTTTACTGGCCGTGCCGAAACCTGGGTGTGGGAACCGATCAGTTCGTGATTCACCCCGAGGACTACGCCAAAGCCGATGAGCAGGGCCAGATCGTTGCCGTGGTGCACAGCCACCCCGGTCTGCCGCCCGAGCCGAGTCAGGCTGACCGGGTGGCGTGTGAGGCCAGTGGCTTGCCTTGGCACATCGTGAGTGTTCCGTGCAATGCCTGGGCAAGTATCGAGCCGTCGGGCTATGTCGCCCCGTTGGTAGGCCGCGAATGGTCTCACGGCGTGCTCGACTGCTACGCCCTGGTGCGCGACTGGTTCCGAGCAGAGCGCGGGGTGGAATTGCCCAACTTCGCGCGCTTTGACGACTGGTGGAAGCGCGGGGAGAACCTCTACCTGGAAAACTTTGCCCAGGCTGGCTTCTTCCCGGTGGATGCCGATGAACTAAAGGTTGGGGACTGCTTCCTGATGCAGGTGGCATCCCCTGTACCGAATCACGCAGCGATCTATCTTGGAGACGGGCTGATCCTTCATCACTTGCAGGGGCGTCTTTCCAGTCGAGATGTCTACGGCGGCTATTGGCAAAAAGTCACAACACACATCCTCAGACATGGTCACAATCATTCTTCTTGGTGAACTTGGACGCCGGTTTGGCCGCAGGCATAGCCTGGCCATCTCATCGGCTGGCGAGGCCATAAGAGCGCTGGCGGCCAATTTCCCGGCTTTTGAGCGGGAACTGGTGGCCTCAGGAGAGCGTGGTGTGGGCTACCGCGTGCTGGCTGGTCGTGAGGCGTTGACACTGGATCGTCTGCATGAGCCGACAGGACAGAGCCGCATCACCATTGCCCCGGTGGTCTCTGGTGCAGGTGGTAATGGCCTCGGTCAGATCTTGCTGGGTGCAGCCTTATTGGCAGTCGCTTGGTGGAACCCGTTGGGCTGGGCGGCGTCGGGCGCGTTTTTGTCACAGGCCACGCTCTACTCGGTAGGCACAGCCATGATTCTTGGTGGCGTGGCGCAGATGATTGCGCCTACGCCGAAGGCCACGGAGCCCTCAGAGCGCCCAGAAAACAAGCCAAGCTACAGCTTCAATGGTGCTGTCAACACCACCGCCCAGGGGCATCCCGTGCCGGTGGGTTACGGCCGATTGATTGTGGGCTCAGCGGTGATCAGCGCCGGCATTGACGTGGATGAGATTGCCGCATGAAAAAACACGCCATGACTGAACTCATCATTGGTGCGGGCGGTGGCGGCAAAGGCGGTGGAGGTAGCGCTCGTGTGGCGCAGGAGGCTCCCGACAGCCTGCGTTCCAAAGCCTATGCGCGAGTGGTTGACCTCATTTCCGAGGGTGAGATCGAGGGGCTGGTCGACGGCCTGCAATCGGTTTACCTGGACGACACGCCGATTCAGAACCCTGATGGCTCGACCAACTTCTCAGGCGTCACTCTGGAGACCCGTAACGGCAGCCAGCAGCAAAGCTATGTGCCCGGGTTCTCGTCCGTTGAGAACGAGGTGGTCGTCGGAGTAGAGGCCAAGGCGAGCCAGCCGGTGGTGCGCTCCATCACCGACCCGGATGTGGACGCCGTTCGGGTCAAGGTGAGCGTGCCGCAGTTGACCAACCAGGACACGACCAATGGCGATCTCAATGGCAGCACGGTGAACTTTGCGATCGATCGCCAAGTGAACGGCGGTGGGTTCGTGGAGATGATCAACGACACGATCTCTGGCAAGACTACGACCAAGTACCAGCGCAGCTACTACGTGCCTCTCACGGGTAGTGGCCCCTGGGATATCCGAGTGCGCCGGATCACGGCGGACTCCACGTCAAGTGCGATCCAGAACAAGACCTTTGTGGAGTCCTACACCGAGGTCATCGAGAGCAAGCTGCGCTACCCCAACAGTGCCCTGGTAGCGCTTCGGGTCGATGCGTCCCAGTTCTCAAGCATCCCGCGGCGCAGTTATGACATGAAGTTGCTGCGGGTTCGCGTTCCTGTGAACTACGACACCGCCACGCGCGCTTACAGCGGTGTGTGGAATGGCACTTTCAAGATCGCCTGGACCGATAACCCTGCCTGGTGCTTTTACGACCTGGTGACCAGCACCCGCTATGGCTTGGGTGGCTACATCCCTGAAGCCCAAGTCGACAAGTGGGCGCTCTACCGGGTGGCTCAATACTGCGACCAGTTGGTTCCCAACGGGCTGGGCGGTTTTGAGCCGCGTTTTGCTTGCAACCTGTACCTCCAGACGCGGGAGCAGGCCTACAAGGTCGTGCAGGACATGGCCTCAATCTTTCGGGGCATGGTGTACTGGTCCGGTGGCGCAATCACGGTCACGCAGGATGCGCCCGCCGATCCGGTCTACCAATTCGCCCCTAGCAACGTCGTGGACGGAGAATTTGCGTATCAGGGGTCTTCGGCGAAGGCGCGGCACACGGTGGCCTTGGTCACATGGAACGACCCCGAAGACTTTTATCGCCAGAAGGTGGAGTACGTCGAGGACGCCGCCGGCATCGCCCGCTACGGTATCGTGCAGAGCGAAGTGGTGGCCCTGGGATGCACCTCTCGGGGTCAGGCGCACCGGGTGGGTAAGTGGCTCTTGTATTCCGAGCAGTCGGAATCTGAGATCGTCACCTTCCGCACGGGCCTGGAGGGGGCCGTGGTGCGTCCGGGGGATATCATCAAGGTTGCTGATCCAGTTCGAGGGGGCATGCGCCTTGGGGGCCGGATCGCTGCGGCATCTGCCAGCACGGTCACCTTGGATCAGGACCTGCCAGCGGATCTCCCATGGCGGCTATCGGTGATTCTGCCCACTGGGGTGGTTGAGGAGCGGCTGGTAGGTCCGATTTCGGGTCGAGCCCTGACGGTGACGATCCCCTTCAGTGCGGTGCCGCAGGCTGGCGCCATTTGGGTGCTTTCCTCGTCTATCATCGAACCGCAACTCTTTCGGGTGGTTGCGGTCGCCGAGCGGGATCCTGGGGTGCACGAGGTCACCGCACTCGCTCACAACCCGAGCAAGTTCGATGCGATTGAAAAGGGGCTGGCTTTGCAGCCCCGATCGATCACCGTCCTGTCGGATATGCCACCAGCACCGACTGGGCTCTCCATGCAGGAGAGCTTGTACCGGGTCAAAGACCAGGCCCAGGTGCTGGTTCAGGTGTCCTGGAACGAGGTGCAGACCGCTGTTGCGTACCGGCTCTCCTACCGGGTGGCAGGCGGCAACTTCGTGAGCCTTCCGCTCACCAGTGCCAACTACGTCGAAATCCGGGATGCGCAAGAAGGCGCGTATGAATTCAGCCTGCGTGCGATCGGGATCACGCGCAAGGAGAGTGTTCCTGCGACACTGAGCACAACGGTTCTGGGCAAGACCCTGCCGCCGTCGGATGTCACGGGCTTTTCGGTCCAGCGCCGAGTCTCCGATCTGCTGATTTCTTGGGATGAACTCCAAGATGCAGACCTTTCGGGCTACGAGGTCCGTGTAGGAACTGGCTGGGATAACGGCCAGTTGGTGGCAAAGACCGCGGGCACGCAGATGGTCCACGACCAGAGCGCGGCTGGCCTTTACCCGTATCACATTCGGGCCTACGACACTTCGGGCAATTACAGCGCCCACGTCACAACCTTTGTGCTGAGCCTACAAGCGCCCTCGACCGTGCGTCAGTTCGATGTGGTTCAGTCGGCCAACCGGCTAGAGTTTCGGTGGCAGCCCAATCCTGAACCCGAAGTTGTCGGGTATGAGCTTCGTGAGGGCGCGGCCTGGGATGCCTCGCTCTTTGTGGCTGAGGTCAAGTCCACCAGCTACACGCTGCCCTCAGGGTTTGATGGAGAGCGCAAGTTTTGGATCAAGGCGATTGCGTCCCCAGGCATCTACAGTGACACGCCGACCTTTGTGTCGACGGTGGTTGCTCAGCCGCAGAACGCCAATTTGATCTTGGCACGTGATGAGCAGGCGCTGGGATTCCCTGGCACTAAGCACTTCGCTTCGGTCGTCTCGGTCAACGGTCGAAACGCCCTGCGTATGAGCACCGGTGCACAGACGGCTGAGTACCTCTTTGAGGTGGATCTTGTTTCACCCATCCGCGCCCAGAACACGCTGCTCAATAGCCTTGGGGCCTCGGTTGATGACCGGACCACATGGCTGGAGGCGAATTTCCCTTGGAGCAGCGATGCTGCGAGGCGCCAGTGGGCCTATGACGGCGCGATTGCCAACGTGGATGCGCGGTTTCAAATCGCAAGGGAAGACGCACTGCAAGCCGGCGAAGTCTACGGATGGCGTCTGAACGGTTCTACCGCGGGGCTAGGAAATCCAGTCTCGAGCCAGGCGGCAGGCGTCGCCTATGCCGCCGGCCGATATGGCGACGGTCTCATGGTCAAAGACACCACCCGCGTGGCTTGGACGGTGAGCATCCCATCGGTGTTTCACACCTCCTTTTGGTTCATCCCGTCAGAGGTCACAACCTGCGTGATCTGGGTGGCTCTTGGCACCGCAGGATCGCTCCTGGTGGGCTATGACGCCACGACGGGTGCGTTCTTTCTCGAAGACCAACTGTCCAGACGAGTGAGCGTGCCTTTTGGCATTTCGGTAACTGATCGCGTTTGCATCGGCGTGTGCCAGACCGCCACCGAGCGACGGCTATTTGTCGGTCGGATGGGCGGTGATGTGGACTCAGCCAGTTCGGCACTTGCGCCAATCGGAGCCGTTACCAGCTTGCGTCTGTACTAGCTCTCAGCTTTTCAACCCATCTCCAACCGTGGCGCTGCTCTCGAAAGAGACAGCGCCATTTCTTTTTCCATTTCACGAGGACTTTTCATGATCGACGAATCCATGCAGCTTCACGGTGCAATGACCCTGATCCTTCGCCGCGCAAGCGGTGAGGTCGAGACGGTCCACAAAGACAACATCATCGTCAACGTCGGCTTTGACTTCATTGCTGACGCCATTGGCAAAGCCGCCAGCCGACCCGCCGTGATGGGCTTTATTGCGCTGGGCACCGGCACGACAGCGGCGGCTGCAACCCAGTCGGCGCTGGTGACCGAAATTGACCGAAATGCTGCGACCTACGCGCACACGGCAGGCACCAAGACCTTCACCTTCAGCGCGGACTTCTTGGCGGGCGACAGCACCGGCGCTCTGACCGAAGCCGGGGTATTCAACGCAGCGACCGGGGGCATCATGCTCGATCGGGTGGTGTTTCCAGTGGTCAACAAGGGCGCAGATGACAGCCTGACCGCGGTCTTCACCTTCACGATGAGCTGATCGAGATGCCCGACACGGTGACGGTCAGCGAGACCCAGGGTGCAAGGTACACCTGGGCGTCGGCTGGCTTTACATGGTCGAGCGCCAGCGCCGGAAAGAACTGGACCACAGCCTATCCGGCGGTCTACAACGTCGCTGTTGCGGTGACGCTGGCCTTCGTTGAGGCCACCGGCAGACAGTGGACCAAGCGCTCGAATGAAACGCTGGCCATTGCAGAAAAGCTCGCCAAGCAATTGATCCTGCGCGAATCAGAAGCAATCGGGTTTGGGGAAACCTACTCAGACCTGATCGCCTATGTACTTCGTTGGGTGGAAACGATGTCCTTTGGCGAGGCTCTCGGGAAAGCCAGTCGCAAGGAGGTGCAGGAGTCCTTCCAGGCATCCGACTACCTAACCCGAGTGCTGACAAAGACCGCTACGGAGAGCCTAGCCTTGAGCGACGTGATTCGCCAGGGAAGTGTTAAGCGCCTGGCCGAAAGCCTGCCGATGTCGGAGACGCCTCAACGGGGGGTGACCAAGAACGCATTCGAAGCCTTCGAGCTAGGTGACGACTTGGATCGGCATATGACCAAGCGCATATCAGAGGCCGTCGCGTTTGCCGAGACCTATACCGATCTGATCGCATTCATCTTGCGAATCAGCGAAGGCCTGGGCGTGAGCGACTTGGGGGCCAAGCAACTCCGAAAACCCTTCTCCGAGGCCTTTGGTACGACCGACAAGGCTGCAAGGCAGACGATCAAGCGCGTCGCTGAGGCGGTCGCTATAGGCGAGGCACTGGGACGCACGGTGGCCTATCGCCGAAATCTGACCGAGGGCTTTGCGGTATCGGATGCGCTGCGTAAAGCAATCAGACTGACCGCGCAGGAGGCCTTGGTGCTTGCCGAGCAGTACCGCAGGCATGCCAACGGCGTGATCAGCGACATGATCGTTGGCAGCACCGAGATCACCGAGCTGGACTTTGCTGCCATCGTCGAGGCCGGTCACCCGCCCGGGTACACCGACTTCCGGGATTTCATCCAAGGCGACTACACCTACCGTCGCGCGCTTTTCCGAGCCATTCTGAATTCGCGCAACTCTGACCGAGCCTTCATTGACGCATTGCGGGTGACGGTTGACGTCCCTGACATCTTCGACCGAGGTACTGCCCAGATCACCGATCCAGCGGCCGGAGCCTCGATCTACTTCTCGCGCAGCTTTAGGGTCGCGCCTGAGGTGACCATGACCCACAAGGGGGGCTCCGCCGTGGCCATCCCTCGGCTGCTAGGCGCAGTTACCACGACTGGCTTCACCGCCGTCCTCGAAAACAGTTCCGGCTCCCGCGTGACCGGCTCCTTCACCTGGATTGCACAGGGGTACTAGATGCAAAACTTCACCGATATACCGTCGTCCAGAACGCTGTCCGATTCTCTGATCGAGATTCTTAACAACGATAAGACGGCCATTTCATGCAACAGCGGCACCACCTTCCCGACGACCAACCTTCAGATCGGGATGCTGTGCTACCGCACTGACCAGTTGAAGCTCTACCAGTTGATCGGGACCAACCCGGATAACTGGCGCTTCATCATGGATTTGGCAAGCGGCATTGATACGCAGTTCGCAGCCAAGCTCAATGCCTCGAGCTACACGGCAGCCGATGTTCTGGCGAAGTTGCTGACAGTGGATGGTGCAGGTACTGGACTGGATGCCGACCTGCTCGATGGTCAGCATGCGAGCGCTTTTGCTGCGAGCACACACAACCACAACGCCGCCTATCTCGGCATCAGCGCCAAGGCCGCCGATGCTGACAAGCTCGATGGCTATGACTCCACCGCGTTTGTGAGGTCGGTCAACGGTGCCGGGCCTGATGCCGCTGGCAATGCGACGGTCAACATTGACCTGTCGAGCCGGGTCGCAAAGACCGGCGACACGATGACGGGGAATCTGACGATTCAGAACACCGCCCCAACTATCAATATGCAGGACACGGACAACGTGACCCGCTATCTGCATGTCAACAGCAACCTGATGGGCTTTTTAAAGTCCGATGGCAACTGGGACATGTACATGAACAACAGTGGATCTATGTGGACCGCGAACTACGGGTGGTTGCATGACTACTTTTTCAGCACCATCGCCAACTGTTTTGTTGGCAACTGCCCGGGTAATACAGGCAACTGCAGCCCGGTGGGCAACAACGCAACATCCGTAGTTTCTAACTGCGGCAGCGCATCTTTTGTGCGCGATGAGCTGGTGGACAACGGCAGCCAGATTTCTGTCCGAAGAACACAGTACAACTTCAACTGCAATTGCAACTGTGCTTGCGACTGCTGCTGCTGATGGGGGCGACCATGAAAGTCATTGCAGTACGCAACCCGCTTCTTCATCCCTATGCATTCCATCAAGTCTCCATCTCGCGCGAGTTGCAAAGCAGGTCGTTGATCGTTCGATACCGGTTGGCCAGAACAAATCATGCTGAAGAGGATCCTGTCTTTGATGCAGAAGAACAGGAGGTGCGGGTCAATCTGGCAGCGCTCAGAAACCGCCCCGACTGGTGCGACCACCAGTGCTATTTCGTGTCGCTCAAGGATGGGCGTTTGGGGCCGCTTTTCTCCCTCTTTGTGGCTACGCTTCCTGCCCGTCTTGCTGCAACTGAGTTTGCAACGATGTCGCAGCAGAGTTTGATTCTGGGAATCAATGTGCAGTTTGCCGACGCCACGGACGACGAGCTGTTTCTGACCGTCAACATGAACCAGCGATGCCGCGACGCTGATATCTCAGTTGACGGTGATTTGGCTCTTGAGTGGAGCCAGGCGGCTTCAAGCGGAACACACAGAACCTTATTGCTGCCGCACCTGCGCTTGTCGGCTCCGTCAACCATCGCAGCCGATGGCCAGGCAACGATCACTATTCAGCTTGAGGACGCTGCTGAACACCCGATTGAAAGGCAGGCAACCGTCTATCTGGAAGCGGTCTCAGGTGTATTACCTCGGGCCAGGGTCACCACCATTCAGGGCACTGCCGCCGTCCCTGTATTTGCCACTGGTTTGAGCCCAGGTGAGCAGGTTCGCATCAAAGCAGGCTGGAAGTACTTTCCCGGCGTGGACGACATCACGATTGAGGTTGTCTGATGCTCCAAGCGCTGTTTGCGGTCCCAGTCCTCGTAACAGAACTGGGCATATCTGAACGCGAACGCAGCGTTCTCTGCGAGTGTGCCCTGGCCGCATACCGGGCCAACAACACGAACGGGAAACCCTGGTCTAGAGCTAACCGGGAGTCTCTGGCAGTCCAAGAGCCGGTTTTTGAGGCTCTCTTTGCCATGGTCGCTAGGGCGGCAGAAGTTGCATTTGGGGTCCGTGTCGTATCCATCACCGGTCGCGAACTGGTTCAGTTTGATGGCGATTTTGTCCCTCCGCATGTTGAGCCATCTATGCTGTCTGCCATCTACTGGATAGATGCCGCAGCTGAACCCAAGCATGCGTGTGGGGATCACAACGGATCGCTGGTCCTTCAAAGCCCAGTGGGCCCCTTTGGCACCAAGGTACTGCCAACTGAGGAGAGGGTTCGGTTCATCGATCCGATGCCTGATCGCCTACTGGTTTTTCCAAGCCATCTGGTGCACTTTGGCCACGTCTACCGTGCGCCGACACCAAGCGTCGAGGTTCACTTCGAAATGGAGATTGCGTGATGCGCGCAGTCAATTTCTACCAATAGGAAACCATGAGTACTTTTGTCATTCATACCGTCATTCCGGGCGGACCAGCTGGTCCAACCCTCCGATACGACAACCAGACCTCGGAACTCACCAACCTGCAAACCGGGCAGCCGGTTGTGAGGTCCTTTGCGGCCGTCCAGCCCGCAAGTCAACCTTTCGCCACCAGCAAAGACACCCCGGCTCGAAAAGATTCGCCTCGGGTCTTGAAGATCTCTCTTGGCCTGTCATGCAATTACGAGTGTGAGTACTGTTCTCAGCGCTTTGTGCCACGCGCGGCTGAGACGAATCCTGCTGAAGTTCACGCCTTCGTTGCGGGGCTAGATGGATGGGTGACCGTGCCGCCAGAGCGTATTGAGTTCTGGGGCGGGGAGCCCCTGGTTTACACCAAGACCCTGCGTCCGCTCGCTAACGCCCTTCGTCGTAAGTATCCAGACGCTGGCTTTTCAGTGATCACCAACGGATCACTGCTGAACGCCGACATCAATCAATGGCTGGATGACATGGGCTTTAGTGTTGGCATCTCTCACGATGGTCCGGGGCAGCATGTGCGAGGGCCTGATCCACTTGATGACCCTGAAAAGCGCGCAGCGATATTGGATCTTTATCGGCGACTCGCACCGAAGAGGCGTGTGAGCTTCAATGCAATGCTCAACCGCGCAAACATCTCCAGGGCCGCGATTCAGCAGTTCTTCACCGATCTGACCGGAGACCTGGACGTCATGATCGCCGAGGGCGCATTTGTTGATGCTTACGACCCGGGTGGCTTGGCGCTGTCTCTGCCTTCTGATGAAGCGCAAGCATTTCGTCGGACGGCCTTCCAGGAGATCCGTCAGGGCAAGGCGGACAGGGTTTCCGGTGCAAGGGATCGGGTTGCCTCCTTCGTTAACTCCATCCGCCTACAACGTCCTGCATCCAGTGTGGCGCAAAAGTGTGGCATGGATCACACCGATTCGATAGCGGTTGATCTTCGCGGCAATGTGCTGACCTGCCAAAACGTTAGCGCTCAGTCAATCGCTCCAAATGGCGAGAGTCACCGAATTGGACATGTCAGCGATCTTGCGTCGGTGGCGCTGCGCACCTCAACGCATTGGTCCAAGCGCGAAGACTGTCCAAAGTGCCCTGTGCTTCACATCTGCAAAGGGGCATGCATGTTCTTGGAAGGGTCGCTTTGGGAGGCGTCCTGCAATAACGCGTACTCAGATGCGTTGCCGATCTTTGCTGCGGGGATCGAATTTCTGAGTGGGCTGGTGCCGGTCTACATAGAAGGCGACCTACCTGAACTCCGAAAGGACGTTTTCGGATTTTCTGAGCAGGTGAAACCATATCGGGAAAGACCGCCTAGGGTTTTTCCGATCCCGGTCGTCGCAGCCTGAACTGACCGTACCGTTTTGTAAACCGCCGCCATGGTTCGCCCTGGCGGCTTTTCTTTTGGAGTAACGAATGCCAGAACCTACAAGCAGTGGGGTCGCCGGGGCAGCGGTGGCCTACAAAGCATTTGGTGGAGCCGCCGCAGCGGCTGCCAGCGGAGCTACCCTTGCTGCAGTGGTGGTCATGTTGATGACGCCACCTCGCAACAAACGGGAGTGGGCCGTTGGACTGATCAGTACCGTTGTGTCCAGCATCGGCGGTGGCGCCATGACCGTCGAGCACTTTGGACTTCACCATTGGGCCTTCTCAACCATGGGTCTGTGCGCCCTGGGTGGGTTGATCTTTGCATGTGGTCTACCGGGTTGGGCCTTGGTTCGCTGGACGTTTGCCTTCATCGATAACCGCCGTGACGACTCAATCGACCAAGTGGCCAAAGACGTGAAGGAGCTACTGTGAATCCCAGTGAATTCATCATGCGGCTCACCAAGGCCGCCGTATCGTCAGCCAAAACCTCTGGTGTTCCTGCCAGCATCACGATCGCACAAGCTGCTCTTGAATCCGCTTGGGGGGAGTCTGGTCTGGCCAGGAATGGCAACAACCTTTTTGGGATCAAGGCTGACAGCCGTTGGA